ACCAAAATCTGGCATAGCCTACCCTTATCTAAAGAAGCCACCGGTCAAAATCCAGCCAGCATCTTTCTGTCTGCCAGTTAATAAAGAATCTGGATAGTTAGAAGATTGAAGCGGCGACATGTTGGTGCGTTTTAGCGTTGACTTGGCTTGTGCTGCAAACTGCGTAATCATTGCAATTTGCTGCGGTGAATTCTTGCCGTACATAGGCATTAGTCGTTCAGCCAAGCACCAACGTAACGCCATTGTGTAGCCAGGCGGTAGCACAAAGTTATCTTGATCTGTCGCAAACCTTTGGAAAATGGTGTTTGCAAACATGTGCAATTCACCCTGAGCTGGATTAGGCCAAACAAACAAATTGCCTGATTCTTCGTTTGGATTGAAATAAATAGCTTTAGGCCAAGGGCCGTTTAGCGTCTTTAAACCAATCATTTCGTACTGTTGCAGAGCCAAAACAGCAACCGGATAATCCAAGCCGCCGCCTTGTATTGGCTGACCGTTGGAAGTCGTGTTTACCCGAACAAACGCCGAATCAATAAATAATGGCTTTTGGTAATACGCTGTAATTGTCTCAGAAGCTACAGACTGACTAATGTTTAATTTGTAAGTACCTTGCTCGTTGACGTTGCCGCCAGCACCGGTAATGTTGGAAACTATCTTTGTGCCAGGCGTAATTCCTGTGCCTGACAATGTTTGCCCTGTAGCAATAGCACCCGACAAAATGCCAGTAACTGTCAAAATCGTGCCAGAAATTGAACCTGTAAACGATGCGCCAACAAAGTTCTGTGTGCTAGGAGTTGGGCCAATTGTGTACTGAACCTGCCCTGGAATCAGCGTAAAGATGATTTCCGTGACGTTAAACACCATCTGATTTTCATTTGACCATTGATCTATCAGGTCGTTAAGCATGAAAAGAGCATCTTGCGACGCTTCAGGTGTAGGAGTTTCACCAGCCTCAAGCGCACCAATATCCTTCAAAGCGGCACTAATGATCTCTATTGGCTTGGTCATAATTTATTCCGTTGGTTCAGGCATGGCAGGAACTAGCTGCGGAGCCATTTGCGTATCAATCTTTTGTAGCAAAGCAGCAACTTGCTTATAAGGCAATTCATGCAAAGCAGTCGCAATTGTTTGCAACTCTTGCATCTCAAATTCTAATTGATATGTTTTCATAAATCTAATTTAAAAATAGCTGGTTTCCACGGCAAATGAACTGGCTCCGATATGGCTGCTAATTGCTCTGCAAGCCTAACCTCGACCATGTTTTGACCGTCTTTCATGGTGGCTTGACGTACCCACTCAATTACCGCTTCTTCAGTCAAAGATTCAAGAGGATTACCACTACTTTCGTCAAAATACCAATAACCTTCAGAAGCTACACTTTTGTCGCCCTCTGACATTTCAGCATGATATTTAACCGATTTGACCACGCCTTCAATAGCGTTCATCTCAGTTATTGTCCATTTCAAAGTCATGCTTGTGCTACCCAAGATTGACTAGCCTCATCCCATGAATACATTCCATCTGTAGGCATAGCTACTGGTGGCTGCCATTGAGCATTAGCATCCAACGTCCAGCTTGCATAAGGTTTAGGCGGCACAAACGCATCTATATCAGCCTGGTATGTATAACCAATTCCTGCGTAGTTTTTACGGAAATTAGCGTTGTAGCTTGTTTGCTTCCAAGTGCCGCCAAACAAACGCTCGCAAAACGCAGCACCGATATACTCTTTTTCAGTACCGTTAGCATCTGCTGTGTCTTTGTTATCAATAACGATAACTTGCGTAACAACATTGTTTGCGTCAAGTTGTGCGTAATGCGCCATTACTCTTCTCCTAAATGCAATCCTGTCAAACTTTCGTCTGAACCGATATAACCTTTTAAAAACGTATTAAACGCAATGCTAATTCTTGTATCGTTATCTTCTTTGGTTTGAACCATGTGGGTTAGATGCGATGGAAACAATATCAAATCACCCGCACCAACCTCAAACCACCAAGACTCAGAGTTATAAGGATTGTATTGGGCGGCAGGAACCTTGATCCGCTCGTACCCATCCTTGTAAAAATAAATCTTGTCAAATTCTCTATTTGCTTGCGGATAAAACACACCAGAAACTACGCTGTTTGGATGCGCATGTTTATGATGAAATTGTCCTTTTTCTGTGTAATTTGCCCAACTTTGGGTCAAATACAGGCTTACATCAAACTTAGGTGCATGTATTGCCTTGAAGTATTCCAACATTGAATCTTCAATAAAATCACGCAGTTCAGTTAATTCTTTACTCTTTAATATCTTACGGTTTGCTGACGTTGTATTGCCTTCGTTAGCGTAATGATCTTGACCTTTGATGAACTCTAATTCAGCTTCAGTCAAATCACGGCCAAACTTGAAAAAAGCAACTGGAGTCGGGAATAAGTTATTTATATTCACGCAACCGCCCGTTCGTATTCTTCCATTTCACCTGTTAGCTTTGCTAAATCTTCAGGTAGCCACATGGTAGGAATAGAGTCCTCAAACTCTTTTATCTTGTCCATTACCCAAACCACTTCTTCCCAACTTGGGCAAGGTCTTGGATCATCCCAACGTGTAAAAATTGTGTTAGATATTTCCCATTTAGCATTTGGACGCAATAACTGCATTGCAGCGTCTATTCCATACAATCTATAAACTTTAGTTTCCATGTGTTTATTGGTTAGTTTTAATAATTACGATACCGGAACCGCCGTTATAACCGCCAACAACATCGCTCCCACCGCCGCCGCCGGTTCCTCTGTTAGCTGTTCCTGCACTTCCTGCGCTTGGGCCTCCAGCGCCGTTGCCGCCATTTACTGATGAACTTCCTCCAGCACCTCCGGTTCCAGGGGCAAAACAGCCCCCGCCGCCGCCGCATGAATAGGTCACGCTGCTGCCGGAAAGCGATGAAGCCGAGCCATTACCCCCGCCCCCGCCGTTTCCACTTGCTGATGCCGCGCCATTTGCGCCAGCGCCCCCGCCGCCACCTCCGGCAATATTTGGTGGAACACCGCCAGAACCACCATTATTTCCCTGACTTGGTGAAGTTGAAGGAGTATTTCCAGTTCCACTTGGCACAGTTGCATAAGTAGAACCACCTCCCGAACCGCCATTTGCTCCAGCAGTTCCAACAACACCGCTACCAAAACCACCGCCGGTTGAAGTAATAGTGCTAAACACAGAATCTGAACCGGATGTGCCATTAGTGCCAGCCCCAGTATTTGTGGCTCCTGTACCACCAGAACCAACAGTAACCGTATATTCTGTTCCCGCAGTAACAGACAAACTTGTACCGGTTCTATAACCCCCCGCGCCCCCGCCACCGCCATGCCTTGAACCGCCGCCGCCAGCCCCTGCCACAACCAAATAATCAACGCTAGTCACACCTGTTGGTGCTACCCATGTTGATGAAGATTTAAACGTAAATATTGATTGTGTTGGGGCTTTATAAGAAAGAATAACTATGCCGCTACCCCCCGCAGCCCCAGCACCTGAGTTTGCTCCACCGCCTCCACCCCCGCCCAAATTTGCAGTACCAGCAGTCCCTGGACTAGATGATGGAGCAGCCCCAGCCCCGCCCCCGCCGCTACCGCCCGAACCCGCAGTTCCTCCGGATGGGCCAACTGCACCCCCGCCTCCGCCTCCGCTATAGGTAACGGAACTTCCGCCTAGTGTAGAAGCCGATCCTGCACCGCCGTTACCTGCAACTAACCCACTTGTGCCAGAAGAATTTGCCCCTACAGCAGAAGCCCCGCCTCCACCGCCAGCCCCGCTATTTCCCGCCGTTCCGCTTGTATTAGAGCCGCCTGTATTTCCTTGCGATGGGGATGTTGAAGGAGTGTTGCCAGCACCTCCCGAACTGGTAGGATTGCCGCCGCCGCCGCCTCCCCCTGAAGCAGCTGCTAGGCCAGCCACTCCAAGTGTGCCGCCGCCGCCGCCTCCAGCCGATGTAATTGTGCTAAATATAGAATTTACTCCGCTACTTCCAGAAGTGCTGCCACTACCAGCGCCCCCAGACCCAACGGTGATTGTATAATCAGTTCCAGCCGTTACAGATAAAGCAGTTCCAGTACGAAAACCCCCCGCACCACCGCCCCCCCCAACGTTATAACCAGCACCTCCACCGCCACCTACAACAAGATAATCAACGGAAGTAACTCCAGCTGGCGCAGTCCATGTTCCAGACGCAAGAAAACGTTGAATAATGGTGTAAGTAGCCCCGCCACCTTTAGCTAATAAGGCTTGAAGTATTCCGCTCATTAGGTCAATCCCGATCCCGAAATGATCCAAGTTGTTGAAGTCATTTTTACTGCTGTTGCCATGCCGTATTGAGCCAACGAACGACTACCAGTTGTGCCGGTTCCCGCCAAATACATTGTGTCGCTTGTGATTGCAATCGTTACCACTTGGCTAGTCATGTTGATAAACGTGATAGCTGTACCAAGTGCATAAGCTACGTTTGCGTTTGAATCAATCGTAAATGTTCGAGCATTTGCATCCGTTGAAGGATGGAATATAACTTTGCCTGAGTCAGTCAGAACCGTTGTATAAGCAGCACTTTGGCTGTTAATTGGGATGTTTCTAAAGCCAACAGCATTAGTTCCGTCAACCGTACAACTTGACAACGTACCCGACGAAGGAGTTCCCAAAACAGGAGTTACTAAAGTTGGAGAAGTCGCAAATACCAGCGAACCTGATCCGGTTTCATCAGTAACAGCGCTAATTAGATTAGCCGATGTTGGAGTAGCCAAGAATGTAGCAACACCAGTACCTAAACCACTAACACCAGTTGAAATTGGCAAACCTGTAGCATTTGTCAAAGTGACTGAAGTGGGAGTTCCAAGCACCGGAGTTACAAGCGTTGGCGATGTAGCCAATACAACGCTGCCCGATCCAGTAGTTGCCGCAAGCATAGTCGTTGTAACTGTACCTGTATCACCTGTGGTAACTATGTTACCGGCAACCGCTGGAACGTTTAAGTTATACGTTGATGCGGTATTCGGGCCAACAAGATTAACTTGACCGCCTAAAGCCGCTTGAAAGACTAACTGGCCCATAATTTATTCCTTAAGGAGCAATAATAAGTTGTGAAGCGGTCAACGCTCCGGTACTAGGGTTGTATTTTAACTTTGTCGATGAAACATACTCTGTCGTTAAATTACCTGTTGTTTGGTTTGCAAACAAAATATAACGTGTAGCATTAGTCGTTGTATCGTCAGTAACCGTTGCGTAAGCCGTTGGAGTTTCCCACGTTGGAGTTCCCGAACCTGCGCTTGTTAATACTTGCCCAGAAGTACCAGCAGCAGTAAACGCATAAGCAGTACCAGTACCATAGGCAATAGCACCAGCAGTAGGAGTCGCCGTTCCACCTGTACCCCCGCGATTAATTGCTACCGTTACACCGTTCCAAGTAGCCGAAGTAATAGAACCTGGGTAATCAAATGTATTGGTTGACCAAGATGTATTAGCTGGTGATTGATCGTGCCTATCCCACGTTCCTGCCGCAGTAGCGTTATCCAACAAAACAACAGTTGTGTAGCCACCCGAAGGAACTGAAGCTACTAAAGTTCCAGAGTTGTTATTAACAGTTATTGCACCGCTGCTTTGATTGTTGTTAAACGAAAAAATTGGGCCTTTGGGCAGCGTTGTCGCATCTGGCAGCTTAATTACTTGACCGCCAGAACCAGTAACTACATAAACCGGATTTGATGCTGCTGTTAAATTAATTTGTGTGCCCGATGCGGCAACACTTGTAAATCCAGCAAAAAAAGCATTCGCAGTTACGTTTTCATTTGCATCACGCAAAACCACGCTATTTGCACCACTTGACGCTGTAACCCCTGTGCCGCCATTAGCAACATTTAACGTACCAGCCAAAGTAACCGCGCCAGTTGTGCCACTAGACGGCGTAAAACCTGTGGTTCCTGCGCTAAACGACGAAACAGTAGTAGAAGGAGCTACCCAACTTGCAGTCGTTCCGTTACTTGTCAGAACATAACCATTTGCACCAATTCCTAACCTTACTGCGCTATTTGCACCGTTGCCAATAATTAAATCACCGGCAGTTGTAATAGGTGATAACGCATTAAATGCAGTTGTTGCCGTAGTTTGTCCTGTACCGCCATTTGCAATTGGCAAAGTACCTGTCACACCGCTAGTTAATGGCAAGCCAGTAACATTTGTTAAAATGCCTGAACTTGGAGTGCCCAACCCGCCACCATTAACAACAAATGCCCCTGCGCTTCCTGTATTAACTGCGAGGGCTGTAGCAACGCCAGTACCCAAACCAGTAATAGAACCAACAGCAGGAGCAATCGCCACGTTAGATGCGCTTGTAAGCTGCCCTTGAGCATTTACAGTAAATGCACCTATCTGAGTAGAAGAACCATAACTAGCAGCAGTTACAGCAGTATTTGTGATGCTAAATTGGTTAGAAGCTAACGTTAAACCTGTGCCAGCCGTATAAATCGCAGTATTCGCAATTTGTACCCAATTAATCGGCGTTACATCAATAGTTCCTGAGCCGTGGTTTGTAGTTCCCCAGGCTGAACCACCGTTTACTGTGCCGCTGGTTACAAAAAGGTAAATATTCTGTAGTTCTGCGTAGGTGTCAGTATCAGTAGAGCGACTCCAAGTGCCTACCGCAGCAACATAAACGCCGTTATATTGTGCTGAAGTTTGGTTTTTAACCAAAACCCGCTGACCTGCTGTAACTGTCACACCGTCAATTGTCAGCAAGCCAGAAAGTGACGCTAAATTAGCTGTTGTAGCTACTGTAGCTGGTTGCAATAGCTGCAAACCCTGTGCCGCAGCGTCAACGTAAGCCTTGTTTACAATATCGGTGTTGCTTGTAGGCGTAGTGCTAATCGTGCCTGTTGTCAGCGTAAGATTAGTGATTGTTGCATTACTAACAGGCGTAGTTAAACCAATTGTGCCGCCGTTATAAGTCGAATTAGTAATGGCTACGTTGTCAAACGAACCACCAGACGAAGCAGAAAACGGAGTACCAGCAGGGCCAATCAACGTAATTAATTGATGATCCTGATTAAAAATGCCTTGCACCGGCACGATATTAATCGTTTCCGTTAATGCAACGTCATTCGTATCATTAGAAGTTGTCATGCCGCCTCGCTATTAACAGAATCGGGGCTTTCGCCCCAATCCTTACGACTGATCTGCCATTGGTGTAACGTAAATGTTTCCTGAGTTCGCGCCAGTAGATACCGCAGTTACTGAGAACGAATTAGGAGGCACAGCAACAACCATAGGCGTAGGCATTGCAACGCCCAAAACGATGCTATTTGTGGTTCCCGAACTTGGCAAAGTAGCCGCCGGTGCTGAAGTAGGTGCAATCGTAACCGCTACTGGAAAGCTATTAGTATTTAGCAAACCTGCATAGTTGATTTGATCGCGACCAATCGGCGTAACAGTCAAAGCCGATGACGAAGCAGAAGTCACAGCAATAACTGTAGTCGGGCCATTTACACGAAAAACCGACGTATTAGCCATAGTTACACCACGTTAGCAGGAAGTGGGCTATCTTCGCACGATTTAACAGTTATCAACATTGTTGCAGCAGCTTGAGTAACTGAAGCACCTGTTAAGTTGAGCAAACGAACGGTAATTTGATCAGCTGTGTTTGTGTAAACATTACCAATACCAACGCCAACAGTCATATTGGCATCAACTTGAGCTTGTACAAAGTCGTTAGCTTTAACGCCAGGAACCGAAATAGTTACTTCAGTTGACGTTGTTGAGAATGTAGTAGCCGGTAAAGTTACCTGACAAATCGTCTGAGCAATAACATTGCCCCTCGAAATGGTAGTTTTTGACATGTCCTATCCTTTCAAAAATTTCACTAATTATAGGCTTTCATGCGAAAAAAGCCACCCCTTGTGAGGATGGCTTATTCCGTTTTTAGCCAATTAATAATTAGCCGTAAGTAGCAAAGTCATAGCCGTAAATGTACACGTCCATCGTTGCAGCAGCACCTTGTGCTGTACCAACGTTGATGTACAAATACTGACCTGTGTTGATAGCTGTAGAAGCAACTGTACGCTGGCTAACAATAGTCGGGCCTGTCATAGCCGACAATGCTGCGTTAGATACGATTGCGCCACTTGCGCCTGGTGCTGTAAACACACCAGCGGCAGCAGTAGTCAAACTGATAGAAGCGTTCGTGAAAACCACGTTCGAAACTGACCAGTTTGAAGCGTTAGCAATGTTCAATACTGCGACATCGCCAGTTGAGTTTACGTTTACACCGGTAGCCACAGCCAACAGACGGATTGCCTGATTAGACAATACATTCTGTGGGTGGATCGTTACGGTACTTGCTGGGCCTGGATTCGCCATAATATATATCTCCTAAATTAAGCTGCAACGCGGCAAGCGAGTTCTTGATAAAGCGGAGCCCAGCCGTACAGCACATCTAAACGTGTCGGAATCGAGTCGTTGTTGATGGTGTATTGACGGACAACGCGCATTGACAGACCGATTTCCTTGTCGCTTGCACGACCAGCAAAGTGAACGCCTTCTGGCAATTCCAAGTCAGCTACTGCAAGCGTGAACGCATTGCGGTGCATGATAATGTTTTGCGGAGAAACGATACCGGTGCTGTTGAACTGAGTAATTGCAGCAGTTGCCGAAGTTGTTGGAATCGATACGTTTTGGAACTGACCCGAAGTGATGATCGCTGGGGAAACAGTTACAGAAACAGACGAACCAGAAGCAATAGCAGCGGTCGATTTAACTACGAATGAACGCAGTTTGTTCGAGCCGTAAGCTTGACGGTTTTGTGGGTTGACTGCATACACACCAGCAATGGTAAATGTATCGCCAGCATTCAGATTCAGCGTACCAGTATTGGCGGCTGTAACTGTAATGGTTGACGAAGAAGCCCAGCCAGTAGTCAAGAAGCCAGTTGCAGTAGTTGTAGCAACCGAACCTGTGACAGTAGTTGTGCTGTTTGAACCAAACTGTTGTGACACAACGTTCTGATCCAGTTTCCAGTTCATACCGCCGGAATCACGACCCATCAAGCCCTTGCGGTACTGTGAAGAAATCGCTTCTTGTGGCACAAACAAACCCTTCAAGCTGTCAACGATAGTTGCAGAAGTGAACGGCTCAACGATACATGAACGACGACCATCACGCGGTGCGCCTTCAGAATCAAGGTAAGCCTGACCTGTCAGATAAGTAATCAGACCGGTTGGCGGTGTACCAGCAGTACCGACGATATTAGCTGTGTTAGCAGTAGCCATAACCAAACCATCACGGTCAATCTTGTTGGCGATAGCTGCAACAGCAGGTTTCAGCACGCGATCAGAGAACATATCCAAAGATAATGCTAAATCTTGCGTGGTGAACTGAGTGTCAACGTGGAACTGAGTGCCCAAAGTAACAGGAACAGAAGTCTCGTTAAAATCTTCAACGTTCAAAGCTGGGCCAGTTGTACCGATAAAACGGCCAGGGCGACGCACGTTTACTGTGTTACCGATCTTTGCGCCGATAACAGCGAATTGATCGTCATAGTTACGGTCAACTTCCGAAGTGAAAGTCAGTTCATTCTCCAAGACCATCAACGCCTCGTTGGTGATCTTGCTAATGGTTAGCAAGTTATTTGCCATTTTGTAGCTCCTAAAAAGAAATTAATTAGCTACCGAATCTTCCCTGATTTACGCATTTCTTTCCATTGCTGGATAGTGCCGGTAAATTCGCCCTTATCATTGATTGGCGTATCTATCGCACCAGAAGTGCCCTTGATCGGGTTAATCGGTGGCGGTGCTTTACTCTTTCTTACCGCAACAGCTTTTTCCTCAGACGGAGTGTATTTCGACTCCAACTTGCCCAACTCTTTCAAAGCTTGAGGCAGCGGCATCCCAGCAAACTTCTTAGCGAAATCTTCGTTCTCAGCCAAGTGATATAAGATTCTTGGCCCAACGTCGCTTTCCAAAATTGCGTCTCGTATAACGTCGTGAATTACAACGTCAGACGAAGCGATCATTTCGTCGTAGTCTGGTAGCTCTTGTTTAGCCTCATTTATGCGCTCAGTCCAAGTCGATAAGACTTTCTGTTGCGCTTCTTGAGCCTTAACTTGAGCCTCAGCTTGCTTTTCAGCCAAAATCATCCGTTTTGCTTCGTACTTAGCTAGGTCTCTAGCATACTCAAAAGCGTCCTGATAATCGCCTGGCTGTGGTTCATCAGTCTGAACCTGTGCTTGCTGTGGCTGCTGCTCCAATGCTTTTAAACGTGCCTCTAATGCTTCGCGCTGCTCACGTTCTTTTGCTGCTTCTTGTCTCGCAGCATCACGCGCTTTGCTTAACTCAGAAAACCGTTTTTCAAGCTTTGGGTTTTGCTTCTTCGGTGGTTCTGTTGCTTCCGCTTCCGTCTTAGCTTCAGGTTCACTCTGGCTTTCCTCTTGGACTGGCTCCGGACTTTCGTCAACTTCGGCCTCAGTCGGGGCAGGGTCAGCTAAACCTAACTTATTTGCATAAAACTCAGCTGAATTTTCACTTGTTAAAACATTTGCTACTTCTTTAACTTCTGACATAGGTTTCCCTAAGAATTTACCCAGTTTGCCTAACTGGTAAGGTTTTGCTAATAATAATCCTGCTTAACTTATTGTGCAACTTGTTGCTGCTGAATTAATGGATTTTGTCCTTGTTCAATGTCAGTAGCCGCCTGATACATGGCTTGATTTTGCTCCGCATTCCTGCGATCAATCTCTAAATTCAAGCGGTTTGTGTCCATGTGATGCAATAACAATTCGACAATAGCTTCAATCTCTGTCTTATTCTGGCTGGTAATGGCGCGAGTATTTTGGTCATTGACCTTAACCTCAGCCATAGTCTCAGTATTGTGAGCTTTAGCCGTTTGACGCAACAATTCACGCTTAGTTTCGCTATCTTGCTTGACCTGCTCAACGTCTGAGCGGTATTTCATAGCCATTTGCATAGCTTGCATTTCTTGTTGCATTTGTTGCACTTGTGCTTGAGCTTGTTTCAGCTGCATTTGTACTTGCGGCGGTATCTTTGAATGATCGTCAATCTGAGCCAGCGGGTTAAGCGTAGCCAATCGATCAGCAATAGTCTCAGCACCAGGGAAGTCCATATTACGGAACCACAAGTCGCCAATCTTATCCATCAACGCAGGGTCTGCCCCTAATATTGGAGTC